TTAATTAATTATTATTTTTAAAATTTTGTTCAACATTTACAATTTGCACGGTATTTACTTAACGTAATATTCAATGAAACACCTGATAAATTGGCATCCAATATGTTTTCAACTGCACCCTGATCCGTTTCCACACCAAAACGTGAAAATGTTTTGTATGTGTATTCATCAACAGTTTTGTACATTCTCAAACTTTCAACCGTTTTAATAAATTCCTGCATCAAATTACCCATTGGTGTAACCACTTGTTTACGGTGATCTGCCGTGTAATACTGTGATGGATCCGTTTCATCTAAAAAAAACAGATTTGTTACAATATCACGTTCAATGGCGGATTCCCTGCCGTATCCTGTTTCACTGATTATTTCCAATAACCAAATCAACGGCAATTTTTCCTCTAAATTATTTGTTGCAATTGTCCATTCACGGTTTGTTGCCAACTTTGTACCTGTAATAAAAAACGGTTTTTGCAATGTGCAAACACCATCCAAATTAATTACAGGATCTGTTTCAACCAACTGTGTTGCAATTATCCATTCATCAACAGATACATCATTGATCAGAAACACAACACCATTGGAATCAGTAATTGTTTTACCAACTCTGGCCCATTTTGTATGGCAAAAATATGTTTTACCATCTGTTGCATTGTATTCACCATCAATTTTATTGTTGATGTGTTCAATGATTTCCTGTATTTCAATGGTTGCATCAATCATATCCAATACGTTGTTACTTTACTATGCCCATTATAACGTGGGTAATCACTTGAATTATCACAAATGTATTGTTGAATCGCATGATACGTAAACACTCCCTGATTATACCGTGTATAAATCTGTTGTGATAGTGTTGAAATATTTTTGCTATTCTCACCAACAGGTGCAACATTTCCTGATACCCAAACCTGATTTATTTGATCCTTTAAGTATTCAAAATAAATGAATCCTTTGATCATATCAATCATACCATCACTGATAATAATATTACAATTGCCACTCTCATGCATAAATGCATTATAAATTGCCAAATACTTTGGATCCTGTGGTACAAAAGTTAATGGATCTAAATCCGCCACAAACAAATTATACAAATCAACACCCAACAATTCCGCCAATAATCTGTTTGTGTACAGATCAATGTAACCGTTGATTTTTTGTTGTTCATAAATTCCTGTTGCCAATTCCCATTTACCCTTGCCAAAATCTGCGTATGTGATATTTAAAACGTTTGCCATTGTAATTTTATGGTTTTTTAACTACATCATTTTTTAGGTGATGCAGTTTTTTTAATTGATTTTTTTGCTTTGACTTTTTTGGGGGCCACCTTTTTTTTAACAACAGGTGCAGTTTTTTTTGGTTTTGGATCAACTGATTCCTCAATTATCACCGCACCTGTATGCCCTGCACTGCGTTTTTTCTTTTTAGATTTGCACCCCTCACATTCGTTTTCTGCATGATCATCACAATCACCAATGCAATCATCATTTGGTGCCATACTGGCAATCCCATTTGATAACAAATATTGTGATGTGTTTCCGCTTGAATCAATAATTTGATCCTTTTTTAACGTTCCCCAATCTTTTAATATTTTTAATTTCATAATGATTGTTTTAATCTGTTAAACAAATATTTATTTTGTCAATTCAGTCAATGCACCTGCAATATCAGTACATTTCATAAATGCATCCTGATGCACTAATGGAACAAAAAATTGGATTCTCTGTAATGCTTTAACAGTAACAATTTCGTGTTCAAAATTATCATTGTTTTCATAACTGAAATCAACCGTTACTCCTTGTCTGTCTAATATTTGGCCCTTTCTTGAATCCAAAACATACAATGAATTTGGTGAAACCAATGGTGATGTAATCACACGCATTCCGTTCAATACTGAATCACCTGATGCCACAAAGTTTGGTAAAAGGTAATCACCGTTTGCATTTTTTTGGTGCATGAATTTAACCCAATCATTGTAATTCATAATGATTGTATCTGCATCATATGCCATTTCCTGCCCAAATGTATAAATCTGTGCTTTCATTGCCCCTGTTAATTCTGCTAATGTTGCAGATGTAAATGCCCCAGTGAATGGTGCCAATACGTTTGCAGGATTGAATACAGAACTGATTGAATCAATGGAAACAATATCTGTTGTTCCGTTTAAAACCGCACTGTCTGCCTTTAATCTGATTGATGATGATACAAGGTTTTCAATTTCTGATGTTACAAAACTGTAATCATCCATCATATCAATACAAACATCAACATAATCACGAACTTTTGCAATCTGTACAGTTTTGGTTTGCCATACAACTGTTGTATCAGTGTTATTTGTTGCACAATTTACAACCACACCTGCATCCCTTGTTACACTTTTTTGCTCTCTGTACTTGATGTACTCTGTATCAACGTTTGTTTTTCTGAACAAATCGGTGATTCTCGTTTCTGATCTGTAAGGAATATCAAATGTTTCATTGATCAATTGCCCATAAACATCACCACGTAATGCACCCAAATTGATTGGATCAATTTGTGCTTTTAGTGTTAATGAAACAACACCTGATTTTTGTTTGATCAGATTTTTTAATGCATCTGCTTTTTCAACAATCATATCTTTGATTGATTTTGTTGCAACAGGTGCATTTGTTTTGTTGTTTTCTTTTATTGCATTTATTGAACTTTCAAGATCTGCAAATTTTTTCTGTAATTCATCTGATTTGTTTGCAGATTTTAATGCATCCAATTCATTTGATAATTCAGATTTTAATGTTTCAACATCATTTGATGATGCAAAACCGTTTGTTTTTTCAGCAATTTTTGCCTCAAATTTTTCAATCACCTGTTCAGGTGTTAATGGTGTATTTTCCATTTTTTTTAGTTTTTAAATATTAATAATTTATTTTTAATTAAGATCATTTAATTTTTTTTCACTCCAAACACGCATTGCCTCACCGCCCCATAATAAATATGAAATTGTGCCACATGCTTTTGTATCATTGGCATCATAATATGTTTTTGCCCTACTTAAATAAGCATAAACACGTTTTAATACATCCAATGAAAAACCACGTTTTGCCACAATATCTGTGGCCCTCTGTTTTCCAACACTGGTTGCACATTTGTTACCAACTGCACCATTTAATTCAATCCCTTTTTTGGCATTATTTACCGCCTGTTGTGGGTAATCATTAAATGTTTCTTTGGTGTGAAAATAATCATCAAATCCACTCCAATTAAATGTGTGAATAATTGGTGAATCTTTAACGGCCAATTGTTCTTTGTTGAACGGATCGGTGTTTGCCACATCAATTAAACGTGCATTTAAATATTTTAATTTCATTTCCAAATCATATAAACGTTCATCTGTTCCCTTACCACTGGTAATGGCTTTCACAATTATATTCATCTGATCAGATAATGATTTTTGTATTGTTTGTTTTTCCTGTAATGTTTTAAACACATCAATTGTGTTTGCATATTGGTTTGCACCAAATGTTACTGCGGATCCTTCCCACAATTTTAATTCCTTTATTTCAAAATATCCTGTTGATGCATCAGGATCATCCGCATCCTTTTTTTCAACCTCAACAAAGTTTGTTTTATCTGCAATGTATTGAAATCCAATACTGTGTTCCGTAATAATTCCATCCTGGTAATCACGCAATGCATCATCACCCTTTGATGATGTACCCAATTTACCAACGGCAAACAAACCTGTTTCATCCTCTTGTAATGATGTAAATTTTCCAATTTGGTGTTCCCAATCATGGTGCCGTAAAAATGCAATTTGCCTGTTGGATCCTGAATTAACACCCCTATCATTCAACGATTTTTTAAATGCACCTTTGCGAATTAGATCATTATCAGAATCAATTGTATCAAACACTGATAAATAAATTGCCACCTCACGTGCAGACAAATCAATATCTTTTATCTGTGTTGTTGCCTGTTTTATGTTGTACGTTGAAAATGGTTTTTCCATAATTATGCAAATTTATATAACAAAATTAGTTAAATTTGTTCAAATATATTAAAAAAAAACATCATGGCAAACGATTTTTGGACTTCAATATTTGGATGGTCTAACCAAAACACTGATAAATTCATGCAGTACCTGAACAACACAAAACAAAGTTATTATGGTGTTAAGGATGCGGTTTGGGTTGATACAAATAAACCATTTGAACTGTATTTGCAGGTGCCTGAATTACGCACAGTGATTGATAAACGTGCATCAATGATGGCATCAGGTATCCCAGTATTAAAAAATTCAGATGGTGAAATTGTTAATGATCATCAATGGGTACAGGATTTAATTGCCAAACCAAACCCAACGCAATCATGGTCTGATGTTATATATTCGCTTTCAGTAAATGATGGATTGTTTGCCAATGCATTTGCATATTGCCCAAAACGTTCATTTGATATACGTAATTTAATTGTGCCATTGCCATCATCAAAAGTTAAATTAAAACTTTCAGGCCGTTATTTGGATCAGATGGAAACAGGCGGAATGATTGAAAATTATCAGTTTTATTATGATGGTAAAAAATATGAAACAATTGAAATTGATGATATGGTTTACATCAATACACCTGATGGTATCCATTTGGTAAATCCACGCAACAGGATTGAAACCCTGCGGTACCCATTATCAAACATCATTGCACAGTACAAAAAACGTAATGTGTTATTGGAAAATTTATCTGCAATTGGTATTTTATCATCAAATCAATCTGATTTGGGCGGATCACTCCCAATGGATCCTGCGGAAAAACGGCAAATACAAAAGGATTGGATAAAACGTAATGCAGATCAAATTGTAATTACGGAATCAAATGTTGATTGGACACCAATGAGTTATCCAACCAAACAACTGATGTTATTTGAGGAACTTGATGCAGATAAAATGGCAATCATTGATGCGTATGGTTTATCCCAATACCTGTTTGCATCAACAAAAGGTGCAACGTTTACCAATGTTTTTGAAGGTATGCGAATGACTTACCAGGATACAATTATACCTGAAACGGATCAATTATATGCAACACTTTCACATCAATTAGGCCTCACAGATCAGGGATTGAAATTGTGTGCAGATTTTTCACATGTTGCGGTACTTCAACAGGATCAGGTTATGCAATCAGATGCAATGGATAAACGTGCAAATGCAGTGTTGAAAATAATTGAATCAGGTGTTGAATTATCTGATGATGAAAAACGTGCATTGTTAGGCATTAATAATACTGGATATTAATAAATTGGTTTTATAAACCGCAATTACCTGAATCACACTCGTTAAAATCATCATCAAACAATCTGTGTTGTGTATGGTATTGTTTAATCTGATCGTATTTAACACCTGTTTTAAATGTGCCTTTGCGTTTGCGTTCCTGCTCTGCAAACCATTCCATTTTGTTTGGTTGTTTATCAAACATATGTTTCAATAATAATTCAGATCGCCACCAACACCCCACGCAATTGTTCATGTATGCAAAACGCACATTGGTATTTTGATTCCAATAATTATGTATATTATCTTTAAATATTTGATCATTTATTAATGGAAATTGTGGTTTGCAGTACGGTAATGTTACCCATTTGTTTTGGCCATTGGGATGTTTTTCAAACGTTGTTTTAACCTCTGTGAATCCATCTGCATTAACTTTGGCCATCATATTATTTGCACGGCTCAATTCATTGGCCCTGTATCCAAAACGCATATAAACAGGGTTTTTAATTTCATCATACATCCATTTTATTATTGGAAATGTTTTTAATTCTGTTGTACAATATCGTGCAATTTTGTTTGGTAAATATTCTGATTTATATGTAATTGTTTCATCAAATGTTTTGCCAGTAACCCATGTAATTTTTGATCCAATGTGTTGTTCTAAATCCAACATTGTGTAAATTATTTCATCCATTTCCAATGTACCAATAAATTCACAACCAATTTTATCAGATACAATCTGCCGTATTTTTTCATCAGGAAACAAACATTTTTTATCACCTGTACGTACCAATGAAAATACATTGTAATCTGATGGATAATGAACGGCCATGTATGATGATGTTTTGCCACCACTCAAACTGTTTACTGTTTTCATATTTTATTAGATATGTTTTATGCGATTAATTAACCGCAATATACAAATTAAATTTATATTAAAACGGAAATGTTTAAAATTTACCCCAACCTGAATGTATCATTCCTTTGATTCGTTCCTGTTCAATAAACATCATGTATTTATGGAAACGTTTAAATGCCTGAATCAATCTGTGTATTTGTTTTCCTTTCATTTACTTTCCTTTCATTTCCTTTGTTGGAACATGTTAAATTATGTTTAACATATGTTAAACACGTGTTATTTATTTAAATAAAATTCATGTGATTGTTCAATAATCAATGTATCCTGTTTATTTAAATTATCTTTTGTTTTATCAACAGGTTTGCAGTGTTCCATTATGTAATTAAATTGAATCATCAACAGGATCATACACAGGCCCATTGCAAGTATTACCCAGTGAACAGGATGCCATTTTTCATTTATCATAACGTAAAAATAATAAAAAAAAATGCAGGTATTTCCCAACCTGCATAAAAAACACCATGATCACTATTAATAAACTGATGGTTTTTTAAACCCTTATATGTTACAAATATAACAATTCAGGGCCTTTAACGTAAATGTTTGAACAATGATTGAATAAACATTGATAAACCTGCAATGCAATCAGGTGCATCATCATTTTTATTTTTACCCTCTTTACTAAATGATAAAATATTATCAATAAATCTGATTGATTGTGGCACATCATAACGCACAAAATTGAATTTATTTAACACAAATGCAGATTGCATAATGATCCGTGTAATTTTATTCTGTGTATTGGCCACCTGTAACACACGTGTTTTGGTATTACGTTGTAATTCACGTGCAAACATTGCACCCATACTGTTTGATTCAACACGGCAATAATTGGCCTGCCATTTATCCAACAGGGATGCAACCATTGGTATTGTAACATCAGTGTTTGACCTATCAAATACGTAATCAACAATGTACACCTGATCACCTACAATGGCCCCAATGGCACATGCCGTGTAATCATTTCCTGTATCTGAAACATCAACATATCCAATGCAACCCTCAATTTTGTTTTTAACCTCATCAAATTCATCAGGATCAATAATATTTATTTCACCAAATAACATTCCTTTCAGATCCATTGGTTGTTGTTGATATTCTGCCAACCAAATTTCCTTTGCGGTTTTTTTTCTTTTATCAATATATTCTGCGGTACTCATAACTGCACTGCAAAAGGATTCATCATTTTCATCCAATGCCTGGACCATAATTGATTTATCATATGCACCATCCGCCATTTGGTAACCAATCACATCATTTACAACCCAACGTGTACCAATATCAATGCGTTTGCATCCTGTTTCAAAACGTGAATCATGTGTTGCCTGTTTCCATTGTATCACACGTGCATTCATATTATCATTCATTGCATCATCAATGCCCCTGTACAGATCATCAGTAATGGCCACCTTTGATGCACCAAATCCAATGATTGTTCCACCTACACCTGCACCAAAATAACCAACCTGTTTTGATTTGTTGGTGTTCCATCCCTGCAAATTTGCTTTATCAGATGATAAACATACATCAGGAAATATTGTGGCAAATTTTTCTGATTTCACAATATCACGTACATCATATGAAAACTTTGTGTACAGTGTTGCCGTACATGTGTTCCTCATTACTGATTCCGTTGGATGATTACCCAGTACCCACGCACAATAAATTGATGTGATATATGATTTTCCTGCACGTGGGGGCATTGAAACAGATAATGATTTTATTTTATCATCTGTAATATCCTGCATTGCATCTGCAACCTCACGTAAAAATTCACGTTCCGCAAAAAATTCACCATCATAAAATATGCAAAATTGCCAAAAATCACGTTTGCACAATTCATAATACAGGTACAAATCAATCAGATCTGTTTTATTTTTTCCCATTTTTTAGGTGTTCACGTATTTCATCCGTTGTTAATGCAGATAAATCAGGCCTGTTGGTTTGTAAATTAACATCCTGCCGTTCAACATATCCACGTGATCGCATTTTGCATTTCATGTAAAATATTGTTGCGGTTGTGTTGCCATCCCTGATTTGATCATGCAATTGTGATTCAACCATATCATGTGCGTGTTCGGCAATATCATTTACCTGTTCCGCATAATCAGGATCATTGTTGTACCAATCGTAATGTGTTGATCTGTTTATACCAACTGAACTGCATGCGGTTGATATGATTCCCAGTGATGCAATTAATGCCTCAATCATTGCCCTCTTTTTTATAGTGTTGGATTTTGTAGGTTTTTTGGCAACACGTTTCACCTTTTGTTTAACAGGTTTTTTATTTGTTGATGTTGTTTTTTTATTTGTTGCCATACCATTTAAAAAATTAGATTCACCAATAAAATTATACCCACAACCATTGCAATGCGTATAAATGTTAATTTTAAACTTGATGGATCAATTAAATACAGTTTGAATGATGCATGTGTTGCATGCGGTAAAAACAGATGAATAAACCTATCAATGCAGAATAAAACAAACATTACTGGCAAAAATGCCACACCTAATATTTTTTTATACATTGGTAATTTTTTTACCGTTTTTGCCCTTTTGTTTTTGATTTCATCAATTTTTTTATCAAATGAATCATCAATTTTTTTTACCTTTGTTGGTTTTGCTTTTTTCATTTCCTTAATTGCTTTGCGTGTTAAACTTCTTTTTTCTGATCTGTTCATTTTACAAATATAATAAATTAGAAAATGGGATGCATATAATGGCATCACAACCATCTGCACCCCATTCACATAAAACATAACAATTCAAATTTACGATATTTTTTATTTAAATCACGTCTAATGCGGTGAAAATGGTTTTTTGTGTATCACACCCACATTATCAATATGGCCCTTTAAATAGGCATCAAATGCCCTCTGCATTGATCCTTTTTGTGTTCTGCACATCACATTGTTGATACGTTCATTGTATTCAATTAGATTAACAGATTCATTTGCCCTGTTGCAAAATTTATGCATATCAGGTATGGTGAAAAATCCGCCCTGAATACTGCAATTTTGTTTTGATAACAGGTATGTACACATTTCATCAAACGTTTTTGGTATTTGATTGTTGTAATGATGGGCCTGATCCTGGTTGTTAATATCATTCATAATTCAATAATTTCATCAATTTGTTTTTCAATTATACCTGTACCATTGCATTGATCACATTCAACAGATTTAAAGCAACCGCCACAACATTCATTTGATTGATCATGGCAATCCATAACATCAACGCACCCCTCACCATCACATTCATCACAATCACATTCAATATCATCATCATTGTGTTCCAATTCGTGTGATAAAAACGTATCAACAGATTGATCAGTAAATTTAACGGTGTGTTCCGTAACCTTTGTTTTTTGCATCCCAGTGTTTTGAACGTAAACAACAGTTATAATTTCAGATTCAATAACCAATCCAATTTTATTTGTTTTTGATACCATTACCTGATCATGCAGATCAATGTTGTTGTTGTTTTCCATAATGAATGTTTTAAAAAAAAGGCATGTATTACCATGCCCATTTTATTATTGATTAATTAAATCACCAATTTTCTGCACTGTGGTTAAATTCAAACCACGTTCATTATTCAAAAACATATACATTTGGTTTGGATGCACCGCACATTGTTTTGCAAATGCATGTACAGATAAATTATTTTCCGTGATGTAATGATTGCATATTGCACGTACATCCTCAACCAAATATTTTAATTGTTCTGATTTAATTGGTGTAATTTTTTTCTTTGTTGCCATAATTATTTTTTAAAATGGTAGATCACCATCAGATTCAACATTTTGTTTTGGTAAATCTTTTACCTGTGGTGCCTTTGGTGTAGGTATAGGCATGCCACCAACGGTTTGTATTTTCCATCCCTGTAATGTATTGAAATACATTGTATCACCTGTTTTGGGATTTTCCCATGCACGGCCACGCAAATTAAAATCAACTTCAATTTCCATACCCTGCACCAACATTCCTGATTCATCAACCATATCATTAACAAACTGGATTTGTATTGATTGCGGATAATCACCGCCAGTGTTTACGATCACATCACGTTTCCTGAATGAATCAGATATTTGTTTTTCCTCTCTTACCAATTCAACTGTACCATTTAATTTAAATTCCATTTTTTCTGTTTTTATTTGATTTGTAAATTTTTATTTGTAACTAATTCCGCCCCATTAACTGTGGCACCGCCTTTTATGGCCCTTTTTATTTCCATTTTATCAACTTTTGTTGTGATAATCTGTGTTTTAAATTGTTTATCAATTGCATTTTCATCTGTTATTTCAACTGATTGTGATGATCTGAATGAAATTTTTGATATTGGTGTTTCAATAACATCCATTTCAAACTGTTGCATTGCATCTGATAATGCGTTTTCCAAACGTTCCGTTGTGTTTTTACGCACCTTTTTAATGGCCTGTAAACGTTTTATTTCGGCATCAACAATATCATTATCATATCTCATTGCACGTATCACCTGTGCATATCCTGTTGCCTTTTGTTTCATTTGTGATTCCGTGATTTGCAATTGATCCTGCAATTCATCAGTTAATTCACCGCCATTTGCAATCAATTCATTTACGATTAATTGCATATCATTTGATATTTTAAATAAACTACTCATGATTTATTGTTTTAAAGTTTTATTAATTTCATTGGCATGATCAATTTGTGATTGCAGAAAATCAACCAATGTGTTTTCCTGTGGCACCGTTAAATCAAACGTTTTACGCAAATCATCCTCATGGTATGCACCATTTTTGATGGCCTGTAATGCATCATTAAAACGTTTTGCAGTAATTTTTTTCTTTGTTTCAACCTTTGGTTTTGGTTTTTCAGGTGCAGGATCAGGTGCAGGTGCAACATATCCATCAGGCAAATCCTCACCTGCATAAATATAAATGCCCAATCCAAACATTGCCAAATTTTTAACCAAACAACGCATCAATGCTTTGTTAATATCCATCATGGATGCAGGTGCAACAGTAATTTTTTTACCTGATCTGAATGTAATTTGGTATTCATCACTTTTTTGTGCATTGTTTGAATTATCCATTACTGGCAACCACATATCATGTGATTCACCGCCTGTTGTTACACGTGTTTGCACCAAAATACCAAACTGATCAACCATGTACGGTTTATTTGTTTCAGGATCTTTGATGATTTCATAATTTGCATCAGGGCAATGTTTTTTAAATTCACTCCATGCCCATGCCCATGATAAATATGTGAAATTATTGCGTTTTTCTGTGTTTGCATTAACGTTTAATGCAGATAATTTTGCAAACAACGGTTGTTGTTTTTCTTTTGTGGCACGTGTTTTACGTGCAGGTTTTGTTTGTTCCATTTTTGTTATGATTTATGATTTATGTAAATATACAAAATAAATTTGTGTAAAATGTAAATTTAATTTATTTACTCTGTAATTGTTTTATTTTTTGTTTATATGATTCAATTTTTTGTTTTATTTCATCAACTGATAATACCAGTTTATCACCTCTGTGATCATCCAAATACTTTAATTGATCAGGTGTAATGCGTTCCGTTATCCTCAAACGGTATTCATGTGCGTTTGATCCCCTGTGTTTGTTACAACGTACACATTGCCCAAAACAATTTGATTCATGGAAACGCAAAAATGGATACCTTGATTTTTCCCAAAAATGCCCTGCATCATATTTACTGTTTTCCAATGATGTACCGCACGATATACAACCTTTTTTTACATCCCTGATCCTGATGAATTTATTAAAATACTTTTGCAATTTGTTTTTCCATTCTGTTGGTGTGGTTAATTCCAACCGTTTTGCCTTTGTATCTTTTTTATCCTGTATCTGTTTTTGTTTTTTTTCCTTTTGGCCCTTAACACTGGCATGTTTCAATGCACATTGCCATCCACAAACAATTTGTTTATCATTTTCAGGATAAAAATCATCTTTGCAAACTTTACATTTTTTGTTTTTTTGTTTCATTTAAAATGGGTTTTGTTCCAGGTGTTGATTAACTGGTTGTGTGTAATTAAAATCAGGTATGTTCAAATCATCACCCCATGTTGATGTTGGTAATTCAACAATCATTGGCACAATACCTGTTTCACCCTCACGATTTTTGGCAATTAAAAATTCTCCTTTTCCCTCTGTACTCATTCCCTGATCATCCTGCATTTCTCCGTAATATTCTGCACGGTGTAAAAATGCAACAACTGATGCATCCTGTTCAATTTCACCTGATTCCTTTAAATCAGGCAATGATGGCCGTTTACCTGTTTTTGCAGAATCACGTGATAATTGGGCCATTGCAATGCATGGTATTTCAATGCTCATTGTTAAACGTTTTATATCATTTGATATACGTGTAACCTCTGTGTACCGTGTTTCAGTTTTTACAGGTATTATTTTTTGCAGATAATCAACCATGTAAACATCCAAACCTGTTGTGTTTTTTAATTCTGTAATTTTACGTGTAATATCTGAAACCTTTTGTGATCCATCAACAAACGTTATGTTTTTCCAACCATCACTGTTTTTAACACCATAAATTTTTGCCAATTCATCATTATTACATTGGCCCAACTTTATTTTATTTGAATCAATCCCAGTAATTGTGGCCAACATCCGCCTCATAATCTGTGCATTGCTCATTTCCAATGAAAATACACAAACTTTTTTATTTAGATCAAATGCAATCTGTTTTGCACAGGATACCAACCATGCAGTTTTGCCCATTGCAGGCCTGCCACCAACAACCATAACATCAATATTTTCCAATATAATTTTATTGTATGTACCACTCCAACCCAACTGCAAACCAAATTCAACACCGTTTTTTGCATCATTGTGCCGTGAAATAACATTATCAATTATCTGATCATTGGATTCATATGATTTTACACCTGTATCCAATAACATTGATTTGGTTTTATCACATAACTGTATCACATCATCAGGTGAAAAATTAGGTGATTCCATTTTTTGTATAAAATCACGTGCAAATTTGTTTACTTCATTAATCTGAAATTGAAAATTTACAGTATTCATCAATGATGCAATGCGTATGTATGGCACATCCGTTGATGCCAATGATGTTTGATAAATGGCATCTTTGGATAAACGATTGTTTTCACGCAAAACATCAGTAACGGTAACAATATCAACTGCACGTTTTTGTTTAATTAATTCACCAATTGCAAAATGCCAATCCTTGTGAATCTGCAACATGTTCCATTCAGGTTTTATCAATGGGTAATATTCGTTTATTACATCCTGATTATGGATAAATAAATGCCCATAAATTTGCGTTAATTCTGTAACCATGTGTTATGTTTTATTTTGTTGGTGTGTATTTATTTGATTGTTTTGATTCACCGTATGCATATTGATCCAGTGTTTTTGGCCGTGCAAAATATTCTAATGTACAATATTTAAAATTATTTTGTTTATGGAAATCATCAGATTTGCACACACTCATTGCCTTTGCAATTTCCATTGTTGTGTAACCATCAGAAACACGTGCATTGTATTTTTGCTTTACAGATGCGGAAAATACACGGCATTTTTTACCAAACGTATCATTGAAAAAAACCAATAATTTATCAAATTCAATTTTATTTGATTTGGTTTTATTTTCTTTTATTTCCTTTGTTGGTTTTTGTTCAACACCTTTTGTGTTTTGTTCAACACGTGTTGAAAGTAATGCACGTTTTTCTGCACTTTTTTTACCTGCCATACTGCGTTTCTCAATAACAGATGCACGTTTTTCCATGTTATGCAAAACACGTTCAGAATAAAAACAACCATCATCAGATTTTAATATTTCACAATCTTCAATTAAACAATGAATCATTTTTTCAACCTCAACAGGATCAACCTTTAACTGGAAACCAATTGCAGTAAAAATGTATTTTTTTAATGGTAATTTTTTTTGTTGATCTTCATGCAACATTTCAATGATTCGCCAAAAAACACCGTAACCTGATGCACCAAACATTGATAAAAATGCTTGAATTTTAGGATCTGATGTTGTTGAATAATCGTGTGAAAAATAAAATGTATCTTTTTTCATGGTGTTATGTGTTATGTTTTATGTTTATACAAATTTAATTTATTTTTTTGAATTAATTGATTCTAAAACTGAAATACATAATTTATCAGGTATTTTTGATCTGTCATATGATCCCTTTTTTCCCTGCGTTCCTGTTTTTGCACCCCTACGTGCGGATTCGTGATGGCAATGTTTATCAATTATATTTCCATCCGCATCATATTTGTAATTTTTACACACTGGTAACGGAATCCAATCATCAGAATTTGTAAATAAATCCGTTGGTTTGGCCCTTGAATCACCGTATTTACAATACCATACTGTGTGCCTTTTAAATTCCTGCATCCAATCCATGTGCCGTAACATACCACGTGGATTTTCAATAAAATAAATTAAATTTGGATTTATTGTTTGCCATTTTTTTATTAATGAAATAAAATGTTTATTGGTATCATCACATTTTTTGGCATAATCTGATGTTGGTATTTGTTTGTTGCGGTGATGTGATATTGCGGAAATACTGTATGTTGTACAATCAGGTGATGCCCAAATAAAATCAGGTATAAATGGCACATCAAATGTTTGCATTTGTGCAATATCAATTTGCAAATCAATGTTTTCATAATTTTCCCAATCAACAGAAAACACCTGCATTCCCATTTTTTCTGCCTGTTTTCCAATACTTCTTGATCCTGCAAATAATTCTAAAACTTTAATTTTTCCCATTTGTATCAATATTTAATAATTCTTGTAAATTAAATTTTGTTGATAATGCTTTTTTAATATGTATTTGTTCCATTGAATAACCGTACACTTTGCCATTTAACACGTTTGCATATTTTGGCATTAATATATTGCCCTGCACAAAATCAAAACCCTGTGGTGTGATTCTGTACATTCCTGCAAAACCAGGATCCGGTTGAATTAATCTAAAATAAACCAACTTTTGCCAATCTGCACGTTGTGATGGTGTGATGTTTTCTGCATTTAAAATATCTGTAAATTTTGAATAATGATTTTGATTTTCTCGTTGATGCATCACAAATTTGATCAGGCAATATGCCATTGTTGATGCCAATTTTCGTTTGTACATTTGCACCCTTTGATTACAAGCAGGGCAATAACAACCATCTTTGTAATTATCATTTAAATACTGTTTTATTTGTGCCAGTGTTGCCGTTGGTACATGCACGTGCATATTTGTTTCATCATTCATATCAATATTTTTTTATGGTTTTATTCATTTTTGATTGATAAACCATACATTGTTTATCATCAATAATTTCAATTGTGTATGGTATTTCCTCAACATCCCATACGTGAAAATCAAATTTTTCTGCATAATAAAAATAAAAACCCTCTGATGCTTTGTTGTGCAATTTGTACAATTGTTTCATCAGATCATTTTGATCCTCATAATACAATTCAATGTTAATCTTTTTTAAGGCCATCCCTGTATGCTTTTACTTTTAAATAATGTGCCAAATTAAATGATGTGCGTATTACATCACTGTTTTGTTTTGTGTTCCAAAATGATATGCAGGATTTTTCACGTTGTGTTAAAAATGGAATTTTCATATTTTAAATTTTTTATAAAATTATTATTATCTATTTGTCAAAAATTGAAACCTGATTACCTATTGGTTTTGTGTTGATACCAAATGCCGTTTGCAATATTGTTTTACCAACTTCAAAATCTACAAGATTACAAGCAATTTTATCTTTTCTTTGCCCACCTTTATAAGTGGATAAATCTATTTCATGAAACAATTCGTTTGGTTTACTTCCTGATTCAATAAAGTTTTTAGGATTTTTTCTGCCGTTTAAATCACTGGGTAAATTAAAGTTTGTCCAATATAAATGTCGGCCTCTTTTTTTTGCAGGTATTAATGGCTCATAAAAAGGTATTACATTTTCAACCACATATTTACCCCTAAAATAATTATCTAAAAAAAGGATTTCACTGTACAATGTCATATCAGGAAAAACAGGTTTATAATTTTCTCTTTCACTGTTTGCCTGTCCAAATCTTATTCTGCTATGTGATGGGCAAGGCGGTGAAGACCATATAAAATCAAAATCTTTGTAATGTTCCAATAAATACTGATGTGCATCTGATACAATAACTTTATCGTTTGGGAAACGTTCTTGATATAACCTGGCCAATTCTGCATCTAATTCAACGGCCGTTACTTCTAAATTATCACTCACATCATCCCATTTGTATCTGTTTCCACCTAAACAAGCGTATAAATTTAATATTTTGTATTTTTTCATATCTTTTAATTTACTCATAATGAATTTTTTATGTTATTTTGATATTGATGATGAAAATATTTGCCCACCAGTTTGTTTAATGTTTTCCAAATTTGCTTTTACAATCAATAAATTTTGTAATTGTATTTGCATTTTTTGTTTATCATCATTCCAATCTGCCTGTAAATCGTGATTTACTTCATTTATCCACTCATCAACGGTTTTCTGTACTTGTGTAAAATTTATATTATTTGCCATCTTTTGTATGTTTTTATGTGTTTATGTTTTATGGTTGCCTCTTTGCAACAGTACAAACATACACAAATTTAATTTATATATACAATAAAACATAATAAATTTAATTTTTTTTTTGTTTTTAGGAAAAAAAAGGCATTGCGTAAACAATACCTTTAAAAATTACCGTTGGGATTTACATCCTTACTATGAACAGAAACGGCATTTTTATGCGTTTTTAGGCACAAACTCATTAATTAGGCAATATGTAACATTGTTTTGCCTGTTGCTTTTTAAACGTTCTTTAAATACGTTTAACCATTTAATGTATTTGATCCTGTCGTTTGTTACTTGACACCCTGCACTGTTCCATCCAATAAACCATTTGATCACTGCATTGTACCATTTAAATGTGTTTGTGTGAAAATTTATACCAAAATACCCAGTAACAACAGGCCCAATTTCATCATTTTTATCATCATTATTGCCATCCCTGTAACCCTGTACTGGATAAACTTGCCGTAATTCATGGCCACGTGTTGCCCTGTAAACGTATTTCCACATGTTATGATGCCACATATCAGATTTCAATACAAATGCACCGTGTTTATTGTATTTTTTGTATCCGCCTTTCAATGCAGGCAAACCACAATTTGTTGTGCCTGTTAAAACATCAACACATTTATCATTATCAAAAATGTAAAATTTATCATCATAAACATTTGGTGTATCCTCGTTTGAACGTACACCCAAAATCCAAATGGCATTGGGTATTGTGCGGTAATTTGGCAATGTTTTTACATGATTTAACAACTGATCATCCGTGTAATTTCGTACCCTCGTATATTTCATCACGTAATTTTATAAATTAATCTCAACCCTAAAAATACCAATAAAACAATAAACACCCATTTTAACCAGGATTTAAACTGATCAAACCAATGATCCTTTGTAACGTAATATTTAACAGGTATTTTACGTACAACAATTTTTTCAACATAAATTGTATCACATTTTGCATCAACATAAATTGAATCATGCACAGTAAACATTTTAATTTTTAATTGTTCTTTGGTGATGTACACCGTATCCAATAACATGTTTGTTTTAAATACTGTATCAACTTGAATTTTTGGGATCTCAACACGCAATGTATCTGTTAATGTTACAGAATCTGTTTGATGTACAAAAGGATATTTTTTTACCAAACGTGCATGCCTGTACACTGGTGAACAGGATGAAAAACAAAAGGAAATCAATATTAAAACAATAAATATGTGTTTTATTTTGATCATTTGTTTTTGTCTTTTAATATGTTTTGATATGATGCAATTCCCATCAGGGCCAAAACAAACCCCAATAATTCCGCCAAAACTGTTGTTAAATTTTCGGAATTTGTGTATCTGATTACTGCATATGTGGCCAATAACAACACCGTGTAAATGGCCAAAAAACGTTTTGATGATTCAGGTGAATTTGATCGTATTAATTTTTTAATATACAACCATGCACGTTTTATCATATCATTTCAAATTTTTTTTTGCCAATGCAATAACCAATGAATTTACATTATCAGATAAAACACCAACATTGGTTGTTAATGTATGTAATTCCAACCGTGTGCGTTCCTCAATACGTTTAATATCATTCATCTGTTGTTGTTGCACCAACTCAATTTTGCCTTTATTTTTTCCAACTTCAATTGATGTGCGTTTTACATCCGAAATCAACCGTGAAATAAAAAAACCAATTGCAGATAATAACAACAACAATAATGTGCCTGATATACTAATAATAAATTTTGCCGTTTCCTGATCCATTGTATGCGTTTTTCTATTTTAACAAATTTAAACATTTGTTGTGAATTTAAAAATATGTTCGTTGATCTTTTGTACGATCAGAAACAACACATTTAACAATTGCCTTACGTTGTGATGTATCAATGTAATTTATTTCAGGTGTATTTGATACAATCACTGGCAAATCCTGATACCTGTAACTGTGGTTTACAATATTGTAATCTGATATGTACATTTCATTTTCAGATAATAAATACAAATCACATAATTTACGTGTAATATCATCCATTGCAGGATCCGTTGTAATTGTGTATTCATTTAAATTTTGCCTGATTACAGATTTCATTGTTCTATCCTGATAAATTAAATTATCAATTTCCATGTTTGGTTGTCTTTCACCAATATATCCAAAAAACCGCAATGAATCCTCAACATTTGAATCCGTAAAGTTAATACCCTCAATTGCTTGAATTAAATTAAATTTTACCCTCACACGTGCAGTTTGATTTGCGTTTGCAATGGTGTATTGTTTTAAATTGTAAATGCCCCAAACAAAGTTTGAAATTACACCTGATATATTGTATTCAACTTTCCATGTGTAACAACCTATGCCCTCATTTTGTAAAACTTCTTTCCAAAAAATTGTTGCATAAAATGCGTTTTCCTCATTTACAAATGGTGTTTTTGTTGGTTGATAGTTTGTTTCAACCCCATCCTTGTACAATTTAAATTCAACATTATCCTGTGGATCTGATAATTTACACCATGCACTGTTTACATCATTTTTGTATGATTCATCACTGAACGGATCAGCCAGTACCAAAAATGTTTCACAACATGAAAATAACCATCCTTTATCCTCTTCCTCAAATACAATTGGGAATCTGATTGCATCATAAAATTTTTCAATTCTATCCTCTAAATAATCACAATCATTTTCTGAACAATCAATTATATTAATATTTGATTGAAACAGTTTGTCACCCTCTGCCGTGTTTGTGTACAGGCCGTATGGGCATGGATCACAGTTTTCATAATTTGGTACACCCAACAATGCCAATAATACACCATTACGTGGATCTGTACTGTTGCATTCATCCAATGATACCGCCCATTGGCACCCACCATTTTCATTGATAAACATCCAAATGTAAAAACATTTGTTTGTATCCTGTGGATTTGGTGTACTCCAAAACGCAAAACCATTGTAACCGCCTGCGGTATCTGTCAAATCAACCTGTTGTGATAATGGTGCATTTATAAAATGAAAAATAAATCCAACACATGGGCATGGATTTGGGCATTCAACACCCTCTGTTTTAAATGTGGTTAGTTTATTCCATGCAGATCCAACAGGCCTAATCCATGTTTCACTCTGATCAATTTGTTCCTGTACTGAAAATGCAGATATTATAATTTCACCACTGGTATTTGATGATGAATTTGCAATTCTAAATTCAAAACCTGATGATGGTACTGAATTTGCAGTTAAAACAATGTTGTTTACACCCTGAACAATTGGCAAATTTGTTAATGGAAACGCACTTGTTCCACTCATAATCAACCTGTTGTTGCTTAATGTGTTTGTGTAAACAAAATATGATATATCATAAGTTTTACCAACGGTAATATCAGGAACAACCTGTGATAAATATTGTGTTGATCCATCACCAAATGATTGTATGCGTGATTGTGTTTGAATTACCCAATCAGGGCCAATATTCCAATCCGCACTGCCTTGTCCAAATGTTGGGTTTTGAATTAAGTTTGGCGGAACAACAAATTCTGCAATTGGGCATGTATCCTGTGATTTCAATGTTACATACACAGTGTTTTGTGCATTGTTTAAAAAATTTGAACATTGCCATTCTGCACCATCAAAATAAATTACTAACTGTTGCCCATTATAATCAAAACGGTAATGATTACGGCCATTTGCAACAAAATAATTATATGAAATAATTGTTTGTTCAGGGCCATTATCTGCCTGTACTGTTAATTTTAAACATGGGCAATCAACAACACATTCCTGTATCATGTATCCATCCCAAAATGCCAATTGATTTGGCGGTTCCCAAATACCCTGCCCATTTGCACCGTTTGGGGGGCATTCTGATTGTGGATATTCTTTTGTTCCACCAATAATATCGGCCAAATCACCAACCTGTGTTGTAATCAACCATTGGTTTACATTATACCAAATGTAATACCTGATTCCATCTGATCCAGTAAACGTGAAATAATCAGATCCGCCAAATGTACCTGCGGTTGTTAATTCCTCTGTGTATGCAACGTTGTTTACCTCATATGTTAAATTTATACAACAGGCCATAATTTATTTGTTTTTTATATTTGTTTCATATTATTGATCACACGTGTTACGGTTGAAACCATTATTGGGCCGTTATCATCTTTTGTTACGTATCCACTAAATTCATAAATTGGTGCCAATGGTGTTTCAATTACTTCCTCATATTGTGGCCTGATTGTTACTGTGATTCTGTAACTTTCATTTGCTTTGGCACGGTTAAAATCCCAAATAAAATATGTTGTATTTGATACATTGCAAAACGTTTCAACGTATCCAACAGGAAACAGTGTTTCACAATCTTTTGTTACATAAACATAATATCCCTTTAAACCTAATGTAAAAAGTTTTGTTTCTAACTCCCAATTACCGCCTTTTGGATTGTAATATAATGCAATGTTATTATCACTGAAAAAACGTGTGTTTGTTGCACCTGTAAATAAACGGCCCTGCACTAATTCCTCACTTGTTAATATTAATGATTGCCCTGATGTTTCAACAACAATACCCTCACCTGATACATTCACGGCACCTGTGATTGTTTGTACTGATGTAACACCTGATTGCGGTGCATCAATCCATTTGGCCAATCCTGCACCATCTGTGGACAAAATTTGGCCTGTTTGACCATCTGCCAATGGCAACCTGTATTTATCATTTATTTTAACGTATCCACTTTCAATTGATAACATTGGATTGTTATTTGCACTGTTTGCAATCACAAATGATGTGAATGAATCACCTGTTGGTACTATAATTTTAAAACATTCAGATTCAGTATTTAATGCCGTAAATTCAAAAGTTTTGAAATCTAACATTTTAAAAAAATGTGTTCCGTTTGTACCTTTTATTGTACGATCACTGGCAACATCATCATCATCAGTGTAAATTGTTTTTACATTTGGTGCAGGAACGGATGCAATAATTCCTGCCTTTATTGTTGATCCCAATATTTTTTTTGTTTCATAACCTGTACCGTTATAAAAATCAATATCATAAAAATCATCATCCCCAAAAATGGTTGCCTCGTTTTGATAATTGTGTATTTCTGCCATAATTTTATTTTTTTAATTTGCAATTGTTTTTGTTTCTGCGGTTAATAAACCACTTGTTTTTTTCAACGTTCCATCCGTTGTGCGTTTGCCGTTTGTATCCAATGTTGTTGGGCATCCTTTTATTTTTGTTGTAAATTTAGCACCATTTGCCAAATTAATTATATCAGGATTGAAAAAACATTCAATTTGTGCAACATTTTGTAATGGATATGTGATTGCCATCTGCACCCCATTTATTGGTTTTAATGGGTTTGATAAATCATTATCAAATGGTAATACGGAACTGCATATTGTACGTGCCGTTGATTCATACGGCTCAACAGTAATCATTGCCCATGTATCATTTGGATCCCATGCACGGCCATCATTTATTGTGTGTGTTGCCACAATACGCATCATTTCACCAATTGCAATAACCTGAACGTTTTGCCCTGTTGATTCAATAAACATTTGAATATCCTGGTCAATAACTGTTGATGAATCATACGGTAAATCACGGATCACATTACTGTTAATAAATGCCAATCCATCTTTTATCAATGATATTTTAAAACGTATTTCCCAAGCAGGAATATCATCATATTGTTCCCAATTCCTGTTTTGTGTTGGGTAAAAATCGGTTGATGCATTTTGTTGTTCCAACCAATATTGCCAGTTTAATAAAAATGGATAATAAACTGAAACCCCATACTGTGTTGCGGTATCCATTGATGGCACACGTTTAAATAATGCGTTTATTTTTGCACTGTTTGATGGTAATGTTGATACAATTGGCAACGTTTCATTGATTAAATATTGCCCTGCATTATTAATTTGTAAACCGCCAAATGAAAATTGTGATGATTGCAATGCAAAATCATCCTGTGATGTGCCGTTAAAAACTTCCATTTCCATTGTTAAACGTTCATAAACCTGATTGTTATCCAATAAAAATGTACCATACCATGCACAATCATCCTCTGTATTTGCAACAAATCCCTGTTTTGATCCGCCAATTTGTGTGATATTTTGCCCATGATCTAAAAAACCAAAATTGGTTGTTAAACCCAATTCACCGCCAACAGGCGGATCACATTTTAATTGGCCATTAAATGCCAAAAAATTAACTTCATCAACTGTTATCCATAAATAAAACAACCGATCACCATCATCACGGTTTTCCATTAATGTATTAAATTCTGCATTTGGTGTAAATGTCAATGTAACTTTCACCTGCCCACCGCCAATTGCAACACTGTTTACTGTGATTGAATATAACGCACCCAAATAATTTGGATCATTGTTTGGTGCAGATTGGTGTGTTGATCCTATTGGGGCCAATGATGTTGTGGGTATCATCATTGTAATATTGTTTTGTGAATATGTTTTGTTTTTGTAATAATTATCATCAATTGAAATGTAACACCCACCAACACCCATTTGTGTGATGTTTGTTAAACTTGAATCCAAAATTACCTCATGTACAGATGGTATGCAGTAATCTAATTCAGGGATATTTTGTACCATTGTTACACCTGAATAACCCACATTAAATTGTTGATCAAACCAACCTGTGTTTGCAACTTCATCATAAACCACAACTGATGGCGGAAACGGATCCTGTGGTTGTGGTTGCCAACTAAATTGTGCAAACAGTTTTAAATAACTTGCCTGTGCAAACCATGCCTGATCATAAACACCTGATTGCGTAATTTGGCATGTTACATCATAACGAATAAATCCATCATTTGTTGTTCCTAACCTCATAATTTGCACGTAATCCATCAAAAATTGCCCTGATTGATTTGGTATTACTTGACCAACTGCAACTGATGATCCGCCACCGCCTAATTGATCAATATTTTCAAACAACACACGTGTTGGCTCACCATCAATTAAACTCAAACTGTTGCCCAATTGGCCTGATAATGAATGATTAATTAAAAACTCCATGTTTGAATATGCTTTTGGTGATGGATCCCCTGCACTCGTTATTACAGTAAATACCATTATTTCACCCTGCGTTACATCATACCACACAATTGGGTTTGAACTATTTAAATCCAAATATGTATCATCAACAAATGCTATTGTACCAAATTGTGAAACACCTGGACCTGATTGACTGAATTTTTGAAATTTTATAAGATCACCAACCCTGAAACCCTCATCCAACCATGATGTTGCAGGTGATGTGATTTGATTTAATGATGGATCCAATGATAATGGGTTATCAACACTGGATACCCTCATTGCAGTACGCATTGTAAACCTGCAAAATATTTTATCACCTGCATTTGCCGTGTATTGGTTATACTGTAACCCTAAATTTAAATGTGTAAAATTTTGATCAGTTATTTGTATTGGCATGGCTGTTAATTATGGTTTGTATTTTGTCAATATCACCTGTTTTAATGGTTTTCATTATCTTGTTTACATGGGCCTGATGTTTCACAACCTGTTCACGTTGATCCTTTGGCAATTGATTCAATGCACTGTTTTGTTGTTTGATTAATTTACCTAAATTCACAGTTAAATCACCAATCAGATTATTTGTTTCATCAATTATTTTTTTGGTTTTATTATCCATTTTTAATCATTTATTACTGTTGTTAATACTTTGCCTGTGGCATAATCAAACGGTATTTTGTATGAAATAACGGCCTGTGATGTTTCATTATTAAAACGAATTTTGATAATTTCACAGTTTGTTCCGTTGATTTCGGCAAAATTGTTGTATAGCAAATTTACAAAATCTGTGGTTGTCATCCGCACAGGTGCATCATTTATTATTTTATAACCGTTTAATTGTATTTGATTTATATAATGATAATTATCATACAGGCCCTTTGCACCCAGTATATTCACATAATTTGATGGTTGTTTGCCACCAATTTGCCACAATATTTTTGTTTTACTGTAAAACTGTGATCCAATCTGTGTAACTCCAATACGGTTTGTGATCTGTGATGCAAATGATGTACCGCCACCAAACACACCTGTAATATTATCAATAATATTAAAAAACCCTTTTGCAAATTCCTCAATCCAATTTAATGTGTTTTTACGTACACCCAATGCAAACGGTATGTTTACATCATTCAAACCCTTTATGCACACCAAATCCTGATTAATT